ATGGGCAAATTTCAAGTGATCGATCATCCATTGATTCAACACAAACTAACTATTATTCGGGACAAAAACTGCGGAACAAAGGTTTTTCGTGAAGTAGTCGATGAAATCGCTATGTTGATGGCATATGAAGTATCACGGGATATGCCATTGGAAGACATCGTGATCGAAACACCGATCACTGAAACAACACAAAAAACGTTGTCTGGTAAAAAAGTAGCGATTATTCCAATCTTGCGCGCAGGTATTGGAATGGTTGACGGTATCTTGGAATTGATTCCAGCTGCTAAAGTGGGACATATCGGTCTTTATCGAGATGAAGAAACATTGGAACCACATGAATATTTCGTCAAACTTCCAGAAGACATTGATGCACGTCAGTTGTTTGTAGTAGATCCAATGTTGGCAACAGGCGGATCAGCAATCATGGCAATCGATGCATTGAAAGAACGTGGCGCGTCGAACATTAAATTTGTTTGTTTGGTAGCAGCACCTGAGGGAGTAAAAGCTTTGCAAGAAGCGCATCCTGATATTGACATCTATACAGCTTCTCTAGATGAAAAATTGAATGAACATGGTTATATCGTTCCTGGACTAGGGGATGCGGGTGACCGTTTGTTTGGTACAAAATAAGTAAATACGAAAAAGGGTGTGACACAACTTTTGTCACATCCTTTTTTGGTCATTTTTAACGTTTGATGCAGAACAGCTTTTTCACAGCTTTCGTTTGCATATAAAAAAACCATCCCAAAAATGCAGAGATGGTCAAATTCAAATCTTTTTTAGTTCTTTGTAGTTAACGATTACTACACCCTTACTTTGCGTCATCAAGTTCGCATTTTCTGCAGTTTCATCAATCTCAACAACAGCGGAATTTTTCAATTGCTTTGAAATCGTTCCAGTTTGCGACTTGCCGTGAATTGTGAACATTACGTGAGTATTGATCTTGAATTTTTCACCAATTTCCGATGGTACGATAGTTGTATCAAATTTTCCAAAAGTTGCCATTTTCATAAAACCTGCCTTTCACATCAATTATACCACGTTTTATGAAAAATATCATGAAATTAAACTAATTTTCCATCGGACTCTTTACAATCAGCCAAATAGAGTATATAATTTCTTTTGGATAAGGCCAGCTTAGCTCAGTTGGTAGAGCAACGCACTCGTAACGCGTAGGTCGTAGGTTCGATCCCTATAGCTGGCATAAAAACTAAGAGATAAACGCTGTTGTATCAGTGTTTATCTCTTTTTTTGTGCCAAACATGTGCCAAATGTAGTTATACTTTCATCAAATCATGAAAAACTTGCTTTATTTTTTCTTCCTCTCTTTCCTCAAGTTCCTTTACAGCATGACTATATGTTTCCATCGTCACTGCCAAATTTTTATGTCCTAGATGTTTTGAAACTGCCATAATATTAATTCCCTTAAAAATCAAAATTGATGCATGAGTGTGTCTTAAACCGTGAATTGTGAGAGGCGTTTCAATCGATAACTGTTTAAGCAACTCTTTCAATTTCTTGTTTACTGCGTTGTTGGAAATTAGACCTTCTTTTGCATTATAAAACACAAAATCATGTTTAGGGACTATATCTAATTTTTCAAAGAGTTCTGATTGTTTTTGCTTAAATCTCGAAACTATAGAAACCATTTCTGAATCTAAAGGAACTTTTCTAATTGATTGAATATTTTTAGTAGGACAAAAATCGTTTTTATCTTGATAATCCCAGGCTCTATCAATTGAAATTATCCCTTTATTTAAATCCACATGATTCCAGGTGAGACCTAATAATTCAGCAAACCTCATGCCAGTTGCTCCTGCTACAAGAATCATGAACCGTGAAGCGAAACGAGGGTCTAGTTTTTCTTTTGCCAAACCCATTAATTTCTGAAACTCTTCATAATTTAAGAACTTATCTTGTTCTTTAACTCCAGGAGATTTCCCCTTTATTACCGCTTTTTTAGTGAAGTCATACGGAATGACTCCTTCATCAATAGCATTAATTAGACTTGCCCTAATATGTATATTCAATCGTTCTACTGATGCGTCAGCGTGTGTTTCTGCAAATGTATTTAACCGTTGTTGATATTTTGTTCTGGTAAGTGTTTTAAGCGTATCATGTGGAAAATATTTTTTTATATTCATTAATGTATTTTCGTATTTACGAAAAGTTATATTAGTGACTTTTCCTTTTTTGTACACATCGATCCATTGTTTAAAATGATCGTACAAGCTAATATCTGAGTTTGTGACTTTTAAACCTTTAGCCAGTTTTAATTCTATGTCAGCGGCTTCTGCAATAGCATCTTTCTTTTTATAAAATCCGCTTTTTCTTAATTTTTTATATTTCCCATTTTCATCTTTATATGAAATTTCATATTGCCAACTATTACCACGTTTTACAAACCGTGCCACGATTGAATCAGCTCTCTTTCTCTGATACAATAGGTACTATAAAGAAGCCTATTGTATAGGTTTGTTTTCTTAAGACACGCCTTTACTTTAGACGGTGGGGCGTGTTTTTTTATGCTTAACTTCTAAATTTAATTCTGGCTTGAGGTGCTCCATGTAATTGCTTTTCCTTTTTTAATTGCCTGTCATGGTCTCGTTTTCCTATTGCCAACAGTTTTTCCCATACAGGGATCATTACACCTTCATGTTCATCTAAATCTAAATATTTTCCAATGGCAACGCTTGAGATTGCAAGTTGGAGTGGGTTATCTAATTCTTGGGCTTTAAAAGCTTGATAGGTTTTATAGAGTTCTTGATAGAATGATATTTGTCTTTCTTCCAAACTGTTTTTTGCGTGTTGCTGCCCGATAAGAATATCATTTATGGTCACGCCTAAACCATTTGCAAGTTTCGAGAGATTGCCTAAGGTAGGATCAGTTCTCCCAATAGTCCATCGTTTGATCTGACCAGGACTAAAATTCAATTTTCTTTCTAGAGAACCAAAGCTTTCACCACGCTGATGGCATAAGACACTAACTTTATCTAATGATACTTGTACCATTTACTATCCTCATTTCTATGATATTATTTATATGTAGAATCCTAGAAATGAGGTATGAGTCCGTGTTACAGCACGGGCTTTTTTTTAAACAGTTATTGTTTCGTTAAAATATAATATTGCTGCGGCTATTATTTTTTTTGCATTTTCTGATATTTTACTATGTGTGAAGATGATATATCTCTCAATCATCCTAGATACTGTTTCATTATTGAGAAAGTAGATATCTTTAAACATTTCCGTATGAATGAAAAAATATTTAAAGCTTGAAAGATGGCTAATAACTTCACAAATAGTCGTATCGTCATAATCTCTGTAATTCAATATTAATTTTAGAGCGTATTTTTCATTCATATCCAAGTTGAATACTAAATAGTTCTTTAACCGCATTAATAGATTGGCATAAGAACATTCAAAAGTTGAACATAATCCTATAAAAGTAGGATTATGTTTCATCTCTGCTAATATTGCTTGATCTGATATCATCATTATAGAGCCTAGAATGTCTGCCTCTATTTCAGACCGATCGTCATTAGGTGCAGGAATTGTTTTAGCGCTGAAGAAAACTTTGTCTATTTTACCTTTTTCTAAATGCCAAAAACCATGCGCTATTTCATGTAAAGTTGTAAAATGTTGTCTTCCAGAATTGTGTGTATGATTTTTATTTACAATAATGGAGACTACACCATCAATTAATCTTGTTCTTCCAGAAATCACTTTTGATGCTGTATCACCATAATCGTAATATAAAATTTCATACCCCAGCTTTTCTGTGCAATATTTAACATAATGATGCCATCTTAAATCTTTTAAAGGAATATTAAAATACTCACTTGTTTTAGTTTGTAGTGGCAACACATAGGATGTTATCTCTAAATATTCATCTTTTGTTAGTTCCTCATTTCTATTTATATATTTCAATATCTAGTTCCCACCCTTGCGATTACGAATTTGTTCTCTTGCGAGTCTTTCCGCGAACTCAATTTGCCTTCTAACTTCCTCCATATCTTCTGGAGACATATCAGTATCATCCATTCTGTAATAAACTAATGGATCCACCTCTTCTTCGGAAATATTTTCTATTTGGTTAGGAATGTTTGTTCTTCCAAGCAAATAATCTGTAGATACATTGAAATAATCAGCTACTTTTTGTAATTTATCAGAAGCTGGAGAACTGTTTTTCCAACGATACAGTGAATTTTTGCCGAAGTTTAATTTTTCTTCAAGTTCTACGATAGAAATTTTTTGTCTGTCAGCTAATTTTTTTACGCGATCAAACGTTGTCATATCAACCACCTCATATAATAGCTGAAGAGGATTGTATAAAAATATAGAAAATGTTTGACATCTATCTATTTATATAATATACTTCATCCATAAGCTAGTTATTTAGCTGAAAATAAAACTAAAGAGAACCAATAAAACCAAACAATTTCACGGTCGCCAAACTTAGAAATGTTAATTTACGGGCTTTTATAGTCTTATTTAGCTATGTCTATATTCTACACAATTATATAGATATGTCAATAGATAGTTCTAAAAAAAGCTAAATAACTAGTTTTATATTTTTATTTTAAAAGGAGTGATTATTTTGTTAATTAAAGATTTCGAAGAAATAGTGCTAGTACAAATGCATCGAAAAAAGAAAAAATGGAAGGATTTAGCAAAAGTTATTGGTACATCAGACACTTATGTAAAACAGGTTGTTAAGGGGATTCAAAATGGTAAGAAAGCTAAAGACTATCGACAACAAGTAGCTGCTTATCTTGAAATAGTTTTTATTGAGGAGGAAGAGAAATGAAAGAATCAATCAAAGTAACAGGAAAGAAAAAAATTGGAAATATTGAATTTATCGGTATTGAAGGTGGTTTCGGTCAAGAAAAGAAAGCAATGACAGTGAAGGATATCGCGGGAATCCATAATAGACCAGTAAAAGCAATCAATCAAGCTATTGAAAGACAGATTAGTCGATTTAAAGAAGGCGTAGATATTATTGATATAAAATCTAAGGTCACGCTGAGTGACCTTACTGAAAACTATGGATTTGATGCACATTCTGTACGAATGTCTAAAAACATCTACATCTTATCTGAACGTGGCTACGCTAAATTATTAAAAATATTAGAAGATGATACAGCGTGGGAAATCTATGACGAGTTAGTGGATAACTATTTTGCCATGAGAGAACAAGTTAAAATTCCAAATACTTCTCGAGAATTAGCAAAATTAGCTTTAGCAGCAAATGAAGAAACCAATCAAAGACTAGATGTGATTGAAGAACAAGTTACAGATTTAAAAGAAAATCAACCCTTACCGCAAGGCGAGTACAGCATTATTTCTTCTCGAATTAATAAAAGAGTGTATGAAGTAGCGGATGCTTATTCAATAAATCGCTCGGATCGTAAAACTATCGGGTTACTTTTCAAAGATATAAACGGTGGAGTTAAGAAAATCACAGGTGTAGGGGCTCGTACTCAATTGAGAGCTAAACACTATGAAAAGGTTATGGAATTTATTAATAGTTGGGAGCCGTCTAGTGTAACGAAGTTTGAATTAAGACAAATAAAAATGGATGTTTAGGAGGAAATTTAGTTGAGCCAACAAATAGAAGCATTGGTAACAATCCAAATTCCCAGTGAAATGGTTCTTGTTGAAAAAGCTAAGTTTGAAGAACTTAAAGCGAACGACCTTCGAGGAAAAATGTTCACTATGAAAGACTTTGTATCCAGAACAAATCGCTCTGCTAAATGGTTAAAAGATAATATTTTGAATAACTCAAACCTAATTAAAAAATTAGATGTAGAGAATGGAGGATTTGTCTATTATCCAGCTTCTCAAAGTGATCGCTGGCTTTTCAAAGCAACAGGGATGATTGAATTTATCGAAAATGAACTGTGGAAGTATTTAGGAGGAGCTAAATAAAATGTACACATTGCAACAAGAATATCAAATTCTCGGTTTGATTAAACAACGCAGGAAACAATTACAAGATGACCGTGCAGCGCTTAGAAAAGCCGATGAGCTATCAGATAGACAAGCTGAATTAATCGCTTCTGAACTTGAGGATTTGAGAATGCTAGAAATAAAAAATAGGGAGATCGGATTATGAAGAAGACAGACACACTTTTTATAGGATTCATTCTAGGGCTATTAGTGATAGTAGCGCACCAAAGTATTATCGGGGGAAGCTTGTTCGCAGCATTGATGGTTTTAATCAATCTGCTTGATTCAAAAGAAAGGAGCAACTATGGAACGAGAAGAAGCGCTAAAAATCGGTAAAGTGATTGCTGATAATTGGTGGACCAATAACTGCCCTATTATTTTAAGCAAACAACATATCGAAAAGCAAAAAGCATGGCAACAAATAAAAAAGTGACTCCGCCGGCAAGCAAAGAGTCACAAAGAAAACACATCATAAGGAGATTTTAGCATATGGAAAAAGAACTTTCCACTCTAGATCAATATTTGACTGATCCTAGTTGGGGCAAATCGAATATCAAGGAAACAAATAATCGAAAAATCAGACGAAATCTTTTGACGGATGAAGAACTAGCATGTGATCAAGACGATTTGGGAAATTTTGTGAGTATTTGGGATCATGTCTATCTTATCCATTTATCGAGGAAGTCCAAAAAACCTGAATATATCTATGTCATCGAAGATGGCTTGATTGATGCGCTAGAAGAGTATGACAGAGATAACTTGATTGATATCTCTTATTACGGATCAGGTAAGAAATACATTGCTGAAATGGAGGCAGAATTTGATGAGTGAAAACAAAGGGACAACGACTTTTGAAAAACTTTTTAGTCGCAAGTTAAATAAAATACTCAAGAAAAAAGGAAATTTTGATTATTTATCTTGGGCTCACGCATGGGAGATTATGAAAAAGAATGATCCACAGGCAACGGTAACTATTAATGAGTATAAACACTACAGAGTTGTTTCTGGAACTCATCAAGACTTTCTTGTTGAGGAATATAAACCTTTTCTTATGGATGAAACTGGGACTTATGTATCTGTCTCAGTAACGGTTAAAGGACACACGGAAACCGAATTATTTCCTGTTTTAGATTATCGAAACCAACCAGTTGTTAAGCCAAATGCTATGCAAATCAATAACTCATTGAAGCGATGCTTTGTGAAAGCATTGGCTCTACACGGACTGGGATTATATGTATTTCAAGGGGAAGATATTCCAACACCACCTAGAATCGATACAAAGAAATTAAACATGCTAGAGACGATTCTAGAAGCTTTCAATGAGCAGATGGGTAAAGATATGACCAAAACCTTAATCGAATATGTTAATGAGCAGACAGATAAATTAGGGCTCTTAGCTGATAACGTTGAAACTATTGAACAGTTAAGCTATGAGCAATGTGCCTTGATGGAGCGAGCAATAGCAGCTAAGAGAAAAGAATTAGATAAGAAGTGATATGAGTGTTTAAACCATTAATCGATTCATATTCAGCGGTTCTGAAAAAGTTCAAAGGAAAAGACATAGGTGCAACTATTAATGAAGAAGTGAACATCGAACGTTTGAAGACGATGTACGACGGATATGATGGCGATCGGATTATTGAAGTTCGATTTATTGATCCTAGACGTTTCACTGTACAGCAACGAAACTTCATCTATGCGCTCATAGGCGATATTTTCATCGATACAGGCATGCCAACGGACTTCTGGAAGGAATTCTTCTACTTTCGTTTTGAAGGTGTCACAGGGCGCAAAATAAGCCTGAAAGACGAATCGAATACAACTGTGAGTGATGCCAATGTCTTAGCAAATATCATCTTAGATTTCATCTTTGAACATCATATTCCTTTCAAAGAAGGCTATGAGATTTTACCTGCGAATCAAGAATATTACTTCTACAAATGCATCACAAAAAGAGTCTGCTGCATCTGTGGCAAAACAGGAGCTGACATCGATCACTTTGACAAAGCGCTAGGAAGACGAAAGCGCAAAGAAGTTGATCATGCAGAGTACACATTTGCAGCACTCTGCAGAATCCATCACACAGAGAAGCACAAAATAGGTGTGATTAATTTCAAAAATAAATATCAAATCAAAGGGATCAAGTTAAACCAGGAAACAATTAAGAAACTTAGAATAGGAGGGTAAAAAATATTGTCTGACAACAAACGCTACTACTATTTAAAACTAAAAGAGAATTTTTTCGATAGTGACGAGATGGTTCTCTTAGAAAGTATGCCAGATGGCTATATTTATTCTAATATTCTTCTCAAACTTTATTTAAGAAGTCTAAAACACGAAGGTAAGTTGATGTTTAATGACAGGATTCCATTTAACTCTACAATGCTCGCAACTATTACAAGACATTCTGTAGGAGTCGTAGAAAAAGCGGTACAAATTTTCCGTGATTTGCAGCTTATTGACGTATTAGATAACGGAGCAATTTATATGTCTGATATACAAAGTTTCATTGGAAAATCCTCAACTGAAGCAGATAGAAAAAGAGAATACAGAAAGAAAATAGAAGAGGCAAAACGGAATTTAATAACTGGAGGACAAGTGTCGGACAAATGTCCAGACAAAACTACACCAGAGTTAGAGATAGAGTTAGAGAAAGATATAGAGTTAGAGAAAGATATAGAGAATGTAACGCCTTCGAAAAAATCGAAGGCTAAGCCCGTCCGTCATAAATACGGAGAGTATAAAAATGTTCTTTTGTCAGATGAGCAGATGGAGAAACTCAAAACAGAATTCCCTAATGATTACCAAGAGCGAATCGAACGACTGTCAGAGTATTGTGAATCATCTGGTAAGACTTATAAAAACTATTTGGCAACTATTCGAAGTTGGGCAAGGAAAGAAAAAAGTGAACCTAAGAACGCAAGCAGTGGATACAAGCGCACAGGAAGACGAGAGAAGCTTCCTGAATGGGCAATCGACCAAGAAGCCTATCTCAAGAAAAAAGCGCTAGAACGAGCTAATAGACAATCAAAAGCACCATTTTAAGAGGTGGGAAATTGAAAATCGATTATCTAGAACTAATTAATGAAATAGCAAAGTATAAAACTGGTGAGGAAATAGAAATCCTGAGAGACGTATATGATCAACTCGAAGAAGCTGGAATCGAAGGAATTAAGAATGATCGTTCGAGTTGGAGTAAGCTCAGATACTATTTCGCACTTTATATCGATACAACACAATTAAGAAATTTAGCATATACCAAATTACTATTTGTTGATTGTGTTAAAGGCTTGCAAAAACATCTTAATGAACTTGAGCAGGTGTAATCAGATGGACCTAAAGACATTTACAGCACAGATTGAACTAATGCATCAAGAAGCTTTAAGACAAAGTGTATCGTACGAAGACAAGTGGCTCAACACGTTCCACGGCGGACGTGAGAGCGCACTTGATCAAGTACTCAAATTACTGAAAGGAGAATGTCGGGATGGATAAGAAAGCGGCAATGCAGCGAATTATCGAATTGACTTATTCAGAAGATTGGCAAAATGACAAAGAAGCTGCTTCAGAAGTGATGAGGCTTGGAAGAGCGATGTGGGCAGACAAGAGCAACAAGCCAAGACCACGAAAAATCGCAATTTGGCACGGTGACAAACTTCTAGTGATAGGGACAGCTGAACAGTTAGCAAGTCTCACAGGCTTGCACGAGAAAATCGTGAGGAAAAGAGCAAGGTGTGGCTACACAGACGCTAAGAAGAGAACGTTTAGATACGTGGAGGAATCATCATGACAACAGAAGAAGTGATTCAAATGCGTATTCGAAGCCTTCAGCGTGAGATTGACGATCTGGAACGAACAAAGGCAGTGATGGTCAATGAAACGGCGAGAAAGGCAATCGATTTGCACATAGAGAATTTAAGAAGGGAAATCCATCGATTGGAGGAATGAGCGTGGATAAGAAAGCAGCAATGAAAAGAATTGCTGAATTAACCAAGTCAGAATCTTGGCAAGAAGACAAAGAAATAGTTGCAGAAGTCCAAAAGCTCGGTAAATCAATGTGGACTGAAAAGCCCAAACGGAGAACGCCGAGAAAAATTGCAATCTGGCATGATGACCGAATTTTAGTAACAGGTACTGCTGAACAGTTATCTGAAATTACTGGATTAAGCAAAAACATTATCTGGGATAGGGCTAGGAGCTTATGGATTGATTCAAAAGGACGACAGTTTAGGTATGTGGAGGAAAAATAATGGATCTCATTACACAATACAGTGACATCATCCTCAAAAAAATCATGGCAAAGATTCAGAAAGATAAAAAATCAAAAGAACGAGCGGAATTAGTTAAGTTAGAAATGGCTGAAACAGGAGCAGGAGTGCGAAGTAGCAGGCATTGGAAAGCTGCAGCAAACATTGAATTTTATTACAACGAAATTCAAAAAGGGTTCGATCAGATGCGTGAGCTTGATAAACAAACTAACTGGAGTCAGAAGCTTCATCAAGATCGTTTCAAATTTGTAGAGAAGTATAAAGAAATATTAGAAGAGTATTTGAGGAGGACAGCGAATGATAAAAAAGCTCATTCAATTCAGCATGGATTTATATGATATCGAATCAGGAGCAACAGTATCTGTGGAGTCTGATCATTTAATCATAAGTTTTGCTGACGAACGTCAAATTATCATATGGGTAGTTGACGATATGCTATATCCAGAAATTGTACATGATTTTGAAGAATCAAAAGCGGTTGAGTTTGAAATAGTGAAAAAAGTAATGGAATTGATTGAAAAATACGAGGAGGACAGCAAATGATACCGAAGTTTAGAGCGTGGGATAAGCGAGAAAACACAATGAGAGATGTAGCTGTCTTACATTTTACTAAAGGCGGTAAGGTAAACAGTATCGAATACTGGAAGACACCTTCCGAGTTGAAATCATATCATGTACGAAATTTAGTCCTCATGCAATCTACTGGCTTGAAAGATAAGAACGGTGTGGAAATATTTGAAGGGGATATAGTATTAGTCAGCGTGCGAAATGGCTTCGATTACTTAGATAATAAAGTTTGTATTGTCAAAAATTCAATAGATTATTCCGGATTAGTTTGTGCCACGGTTGATGAAGATTTAGAGTATCAAATTTTTAACACAGAGCTGTTTGAAGAATACACGTATGAAGTCATCGGAAATATATACCAGAATAGCGAGTTATTGGAGGAACAGCGATGAATAAACAGGAATTGATTAATGAATTAACCAAATATGTTGAACGATACGAGGGTGCCACAGATGAATATTATCAAGGAAAAAGCAGTGCTTATGAGGTAGCATTGAAATTGGCAAAAAAACTAGGGTTAGACGAACCGCAGAAGCCAGTTATTCCACAACTCGTGGCTGGTTGGCTTGAGAAATCTACGGACCCTTTTACAAAAGCAGAAAAAATAGCGTATTTAATCAAATCTAAAGATGGTGATTCATATTATTTCTGTGATTGGTTTGTACGAGATGGCATAGTGACGCAAGAGCAAAGAGAAGAATTACTCGCTTGGGCAACGAGACAATCATATGAAACACTATTGAGCCTATACAACGGCTACGAGGTCGAGAAAGAGCCGTTGTATTATGTGAAGTTGCCAGTTGTGTATTTTAATCATTGGGATTTAGAGACGTATCTAATGAAAGATGATAGAGGAAATATAACAATTGCAGACAACAACGATTTTGATAATATGAAATTTACGGAATCAGAAATAAAAGCAATTGATGAAAGATACTGGCCGTTTGCTGTGCCAGTGGAAGAGGTGGTAGAAGGATGAAAAAATTGCACCAACTCATATCTGAGAAAGAAAGCGAACTCCAAAATTTAGAAGATAGTTTGGGATTGGGGTTTCCAATTGTTGAGCAAGCTAAAATGACTCAAATCAGTCATCTACGACTTGAATTGGAAGATTTAAGACAAATAGAAAAATCAATTCAACTCAACGACAACCAGAAAATCGTGTTGGAGTGGTTGAAAAGCGAGACAATTTTAACTAGAGAAGCACCAATATTATCTGTTAATGCTTTTTCTGATAAAAATTTACTAGGAAAATTACCTGATAAAGTACGCAAAGCTTATAAACTATTGGCTTGTAAACAAGAATATGAAGTCCTATCAGCATTCGCTCAATGGGGATTAGAACAGGAGGAAGCGGAATGAACAACAGACATCGCAGAATAACAAAACTAAGAAAACAGGAACTGAATGTACTAAAGACAAAGTTTGAAAAAGAATATGGAATTTCAGCAGAAGAAACATATAAAGTGGCAAGTCAGTTTGTTGCTGATGCGAGTAATGCTATTCGTAAGTTTGGGATTTCGATATTAAATGATGATCGTAAATGGGAGGAAATGAGATGAAACTAAAAGACGGATTTTACGCTAGTAGTCACGGCATCGGCGGTTTAATGCTAGATATGCCGACAAAGAATCCTAAAACACGTAAGAAGCCAAAAGTCAAAGTCGGTGACATGGTTCGCTGTGAAGCAGAGGAGTTCGTTTATCCCTTCAGAGGATACGTTAAAAAGATACTGTCAAACTCAGCAATCATCAAGATTGAAAATACGATGGAGTGTGATAGATCACTAGCTAAGAGCAAAGAGAATCTAGCAGTGGCTCGATTAGTGGATATGAAGGCTATATAAACAGCGAAAAAATGTACTTCTAAGAGAAAAATTTATTTTTTATAAAAATAGGAAAGTATCATTATGAAAAAGACCACAGAGATAAATAAACCTACCACATAAAAAATGAATATTTCTTGCGATTCAATATAGGTATATTTAACAATTTGTACAATAAAAAATACTATAGGTAAAAAAGATAACATGAGGAGCTTATTTGTTCTAGAGTGTTTGACAAAGTAACAAAATGCGACGATACCAATACAAACGGGAATCCAAAATAACAGCATGCTCCACATAGTCACTCAACCATCTCCTATACGCTTTATTATCAATAGATAATATCATTTTTCGTAATAAAGATAAAAAAATAAGTAAGGCTTCTCATTAAAATATAAAAAAGACAGCCGACCACTGGCTGTCCTTAGCAGAATATTGAAATAGTGAGCCATCTGTTTTCCGCCAGATAGCTCAACATGTATATGGGTAACGAGTGCAACCTCGCTACTTGAAAAGCTTAGCATAAGCATGGGTATAAAAAAAGCCGGATTCCTCCGACCTTAATTAATAATTCTGACACAATTATTATATCATAAATGGAGGAATCAATGGATGGTACTTTTCGATGTAAAGAAGTATGAGACACCAGAGGCAAAAGATGTGGATATGGATCGCACAAAACATAATGTTGGTGTTTTTCTTTCAGCATATCTGTCAGCTAGATGTAGGATAGGTCAACCTCGAGAACCAAAAGTGACAGCATCTTATTCCTTGGTTCCACCTTCTACAGCTGATCATATATTTGAAGCAGAAAGAATGCTGATCGATAAAGAAGAAGCACAGGAAGAATTTGAGTATCTGCATAAATTGTTTGTTCGAGGCTATTCAGCGATACAGCATCCGCATAAGCCTGATGTGACTGAAAGGCGCAAGAAGATATTCTATGATCGTTATATCAATGGTCTGCCCATTTATGTAACTGCTCAAAGGAATAATACTAGCGAAGAATCGGTTAAAGTAGAATCAAACAGAATTATCATCCAATTTGCTTCATCGTTAGAACTGGTTGCTTTTAAGTAGCCAGTTTTTACACTTTTTATACCCTTTTATTACCCATTTGGTTTCTTTTTTATACCTTTTTTATACCAATCACTTACCTATTTAACGTTGTATTATGATAGTGTCGAAAGATTAGGAAACAGGATCGACAAAATAAAATGTAAGGGAGGAAATCTCCCTCATCGTTTAATTAAGCTTCGATAGACAGCAGCGGAAATATTAAGAATAAGGATGTGAATTTCAACTCCTTCTAAATTGTTCTTATTATCTATCATCCGTTGCTGTTTATTGTTTTTTGATTTATTCACATGATTTATCGTAAAATATACAATGGGTGATAAATTTGAAAAACATAAAATGGAAAGATGTAATAACGGTTAGTATATCAATTATTTCGGTACTCATAGCTCTGTATAATTGGAATGATTTAAGGAATATGAAAACAAACTATGGTAAATCAGTTAATGAAATACTAGTCAACTCTAACAGACTAGCAATACAAGACTTAGATGTTCTATATGCTACTATTGAATCATCTAAAAATAAACCTGTTACCAGAAGTAATCTCAATATAATATTAGATAGCCTAGAGAAAAACTATGAAAAATTAAATGAAATCAAGTTGACTGATATTTCGAGTAAAGAACGCCTAACTTACCAATCATTTAGTAACGATTTATTCTATGATCATAATGCATTAAAGACTGAAATCGATAATGTAATAGAGATGAACAATGAGATAGAAAAGAGAATGAGCGATACTGAAAAAACAAAATTAGATAAAACTAAAAATTACTATGATCAGTTGTTTATATCTGATGAATCCCGAGAAGGTCTATTAGAAATAATAAAAGAGATTAGAAAAGACGCTCTCTGGAATATAGAACAATTAAAAAATAAAAAATTTATTTCACTTAGGTCGTTGGAAAAAGCTGATAGTGAATTTGCAGAGAAATACAATTTAACTAAATAATTAAAAAGGTGGGTGAAGAGAAATGATGGCGTTAATAATTTCAATTTTTGCGCTCTGTCTTAATGTCTATATGATTGGATTTAAAAATGGGCAAAATAAAAAATAGTAGCAGCCAAGAATAATTTTATAGTGTCACTGTGGCGGAAATAGAAGACGCAAAGGTGGAGGTAGGAAGCGTATGGCGCACTATCGGGACCTTGTACAAAACTAGAAAGGACTAGTACGTGTGTGGTGCGATTCCACTCCAGGGACTTTAAGCAACCGAGGGGGGTATGAACTCGTGTGGTGCGAGCCCTAGGGAGGAACAGGATAACCGCCTGTGTGTAGGTTGCTATTACATATTAGATCACTTCATTGAGTGGTCTTTTTATTTTATTTAAAAGGAGAATAATTATATGAAACAATATACCGCTAAAGATTTCGAGGAAATGAAGCGATTAAAGAAGGACTATGAAGAAGTTGATATGGAGCTAACTGTTGGAGTCATTCAACGAAGACTGCGGGTCGGATTAGAGACAGCAAAGGCTATTTACAATGATCTAAATGCTATTGAAGAGAAGAATGGCTAATGAGAAACTACTGGTATGTATCGCTAACTAATGAATATCCTCGAACCATTGATGATTGTTCAGTGCGTGTTGTGCGTTCTGTACAAATCAAAGGGAAGTACTCTATTGTCGAAATGCTAAGAGAAGCTACACCAAATGAAGTGGATAAATGCAAACTTCTTTATTGCGGTCATGGTTTCTATTCAGATAAACACATACAGGAAAATCTTTCAAAGTATGTGTAGATTACAAAACAAATGTTGCAAACAAGCGAGGTGGTGTCACATGTGAAGAAATACGAACTAGCTAAAGATGATTATGAAAAAGGATTGAAGTATAGAGAAATAGCTGAAAAATATGGTGTATCCATCAGCACAGTAAAGTCATGGAAATCCCGTTACTGGTCTCAAGAAAAGGTTGCAACCAAGGACGCAACCACACCTAATAACAAGGGAGCACCAGATAATAACAAAAATGCTGTTACACATGGTCTTTTTGCTAATTGGTTACCCTCTGAAACGTTAGAAATCATGAATGAGGTTGCAACCTCTAAACCTGAGGATATCTTATGGAATAATATCATGATCCAGTACACGGCTATTATCAGAGCACAGAAAATCATGTATGTTTCTGGTTCAGATGATTTATCAAAAGAAGAAGTCGGATGGTCTTCAGGAAAAAACAGCAGTAGCGAAAGATATGGCTTGCAGTATGCTTGGGACAAACAAGCGAACTTTATGAATGCACAGTCTCGAGCAATGGGAACATTGGCTAGCTTGATTAGACAATTTGTCTCAATAGCTGATGAACATGATGAACGTAGAAAGAAACTAGAATTAATGGAATCCCAAATAATTAAAGCAAAAGCAGAGGCGGATATTGCTAAGAACAATGCCGATAAGCTAACTGCTGGTGGGAAAGTCAATGATCTACTTCAAGCTCTCTTAGATGTTAAGTCTGGAGGTGATGGAAGTAATGAAGCTGAAGTTTAGCCCGAAGCAGATTAGTAATATTAATCAAGTGGTTCAAGGGATTACTTTTGAATTAAATGAAGGAACACCTCGGAGTGGGAAGACAACTTCCGATATTTTTAAAATGGCTGATTTTTATTTAAGATCTCCTGATCAAAACCATCTTGTAACTGCTTATAACCAAGAACAAGCTTATCGAATGTTTATGGATGGAGATGGATTAGGCTTGGTCCATATATTTGATGGTTGTTCCGATATACGACACGATGAACATGGCGATCATCTGTTGTTATATGCTCCAAACGGTGAAAAGAAAATTTATTATAAAGGCGGAGGGAAGATAAACTCTGTTGGGGCTATCACGGGTATGTCTTTAGGCTCTGTGACATTTCTCGAATTTAATCTATTGCACAAAGACTTTATCAATGAATGCTTTAGACGGACATTCGCTGCTGAATGGCGTTACCATCTGGGTGAACAAAACCCGCCAGCGCCAAACCATCCTAATCTTGAATTGCTTGAACGTTTTGAGAAGTCAGGACGTTTTTTATTTCGTCATTGGACACCGAACGACAATCCAATTTTAACCGAGGAACGAAAACAACAGTTGTATGATGAATTGTCAAGTAGTGAATACCTGTTAGAACGAGACTGGCATGGTCATAGAGTTCTGCCACAAGGTGTAATTTATTCGATGTTTGGCAAGAACAACAAAGCTACCGAGATAAAGGGGAATATAATTGAAACATTCTTTACTACAGATGGTGGGCAAGCTGATGCTACAACTTGTGCTTTTTGGGTGGTTACTCATCACGAAGGAAAGTTTTATTTGTATCGTTTAGCTAACTACTATCATAGCGGGACCGACACTGGAGAAACCAAGGCGATGTCTACATACGCTAAAGAAATCAAAAAGTTTGTCGAGTGGTGCTATACAAAATGGAAACATCTCCCTCGATGGAACTGGTTCTTTGTTGATCCAGCATGTAAAACACTAAGAACAGAACTGGATTTAATTGGTATTGAGACTGATAAAGCTGACAATAATAGTTCTGACAAAGTTTCGAGTAATGGATTGAAAATCGAAGTCGGCATTGAACGTCTCCAAAACACGATGACTAGTGGGCAATTCATTATCTTGCAAAACGGAGAAGAATATGATCACTACAATTTTGAAAAAGAAATATCTATGTACGTAAGAAATGACAATGGATTACCGATTGATAAATATAATCATGCTCTCGATGAAGCGAGATATGGAAACAATTATTTCTACAAAACTTACATTGCCTAGAAAAGAGGTGGACGAATGTTCGATAAATTAAAAGCTTTGTTTAGGATTGGAGGTGCAAAAATAGGAATGGTTGAAACGTTGAATAGTATCACAGATCATCCAAAGATTGCTATGAGTGATAGCGAATTAAGTCGAATAAGGAACAATAAAGAAATTTATAGAAATGTTTATGGGGACATAGAATACATCAATAGTGATGGTTATAGGCAGACGCGCCCTTTTCACTCGTTGAACGTATCCAAAGTAGTGTCCAGAAAGTTATCTAAGCTAGTATTCAACGATGGATGCAACATCAGTTTGGATGATGAAAAAGCTGATGAATTTTTGCAGTCGGTATTTGCTGACAATAAATTCAGGAAAAACTTCGGAGAAGAGCTAGAGGCTGGTTATGCCATTGGCGGCTTAGCTTTGAGGCCTTACGTGGATACTAATTCAGGTAAAATCAAAATTTCGTTTTGTCGAGCTGATACATTTTTCCCTCTACAATCCAATACCAATGATATTTCAGAAGCAGCCATCGCTACTGTAACTCAGCAAGCCGAGGGACAAAAGACAATCTATTATACTTTGCTAGAATTTCATGAATGGGTTGACGGGAAGTACCGCATAAGAAACGAATTGTATCGATCTGAAGAACAAAAGCAAGTTGGTGTGAGGATCCCTCTCAACTCTTTAGAAAAGTACAAAAATCTGCAGGAGGAGACGATATTAGATGGTTTTAGTCGTCCTCTTTTTGTGTATATAAAGCTAGCGGGTAAAAATAATATTAATTTAGATAGCCCGCTAAGTTTGGGCGTGATTGATAATGCTAAGCGACAATTGGCAGATATCAATGAAAAATACGATGAGTTTATGTGGGAAATAGAAGAAGCTAGAAGAAAAATTTTAGCATCTGATCACTTTTTTAGAGTTAAGTATGACAGTAATGGAAAACCAGTAAAGCGGTTTGACAGTAAAACCTCTGTTTTTCAACAGCTTAAATCTGATGAAATTTTTATTGATGAATTCGCTCCATCATTGCGATCAACTGAATTTATAGCAAGTATCAATTTTATTTTACGAATTATTGAGCTCCAGACAGGTTTTTCTAGCGGAACATTTAGTTTTGATGGCCAGTCTGTTAAAACAGCGACAGAGATAATTAGTGAAAACTCTGAAACTTTTTCTACTCGGTCAGATAATGTTCTTATTGTAGAAGAAGCGTTGAAAGAATTGATCACTACGATTTTTGAACTTGCTGCGGCATACAAGTTATTTAATCCTGTCAAAGAATTAGGAATAAATATCGACTTTGATGATGGTGTTTTCCAATCGCAAGATGCCAAGGCTGATTATTACTCTAAACTAGTAACAGCTGGCTTAACATCTAAGTTAACTGCTATTCAAAAACTTACTGGAGTTACAGAAAAAGAAGCAAAAAGGATAGTATATGAGATTAGGGCTGAAACTCTTGATATGGATTACTCAGAGCATGAGCAAAACATAATTGAGGAACATTTAGGAAGTGAAGAATAATGATTTCTCCACATCAGTTAGACTTATGGTCTTCTAATATGGCTCATCTATATCAATCGTTAGAAGGCGAATTAATACGTATTATCATCAAACGATTGAATAGTGGGCACGATAATATTTTAGATTGGCAAAGAGAAAAACTGCAACAGTTGCATCTATTTAATAAAGAAACTGCAAAAGTGATTTCTCAAATAACAGGAATTGCTGAATCTGAAATTGAAAGTATGTTTGATAGCTCAGGAGAAAAGATAATCAGAGACTTAGACAAACAACTACCTTACGATCCTAAGCCTTTGCCATCGAACCTAGACAATGTCATGAAAGCTTATCATGATCAAGTATGGTCTGACATAAACAATTATGTGAATCAAACGTTACTATCTACCAATTTTGGCTACGGAACAGCTACCACTCAAATGTACACAGAAATAATTAACAAAACGACTGCTGCATTTAACAGCGGTCTTTTTACATTCGATGAAACACTAGAAAGAACGATTCAAGGATGGGCTCAAAAAGGTATTAAGTCTACTTTTATTGATAAGGGTGGGCATACATGGAGCTTAGAGCGGTATGTTAGAACAGTTTTAAAGTCTACCCTGTCAAATACCTATGACGCATTAAGAAAAGACCGCATGAGCGAGTATAGTGTCCACACAGTGCTAGTCACAAGCCATATGGGAGCAAGGCAAGCATGTTCAAAGATTCAAGGTCATGTGGTTGATTTACGGCCCGTATCTGAATTGCCTCCCAATTGGAAATATAGAAGTATCTACGACCCGTATTGGCAAGCAGAATATGAAACTGCAGGCGGGCACCGAGGTGTAAATTGTCAACATCTGCATATCCCATTTATTCCTGGTGTCAATACAAATAATCAACCTAAATTCAACGAAAAAGAAAATAAAAAGGTTGCAGAATTAACTAAGAAGCAACGCTACCTAGAACGTCAGGTTGTGAAATATAAAAAGAATAGAATGGTCTCAGAAGCTCTCGGACAAGACGAAAATGCAAAAGAGTGGGCGAAGAAAATTAGAGCCGCACAAAGTCGATTGCGTACTCTAGTTGATTCTAATGAGTATTTGAATAGAAATTATGCAAGAGAGAAGGTATACACACCTATTAATACCTTATTGAAAGATTTTCACTATGACGATTTTTAAGTCTAATCAACGATTAGGCTTTTTTATTTTGCTTAGACCTGCTCGGATGTCTCTAAAAGACGGCTCGCAGTGGGAGTTGCCACTCTAAAAACACTTAGGAGGAAAAGAAAATGAAAAAAGAAGATCTTATCGCTTTAGGAATTGACGAAGAAATTGCTAAATCAGTTATGGCTTTACATGGGAAAACTGTTACGCAGTTAAATGCTCAAGTAGCCACTGCAGAACAAGAGCGTGATCAGTTCAAAGAACAGCTTGACTCTAACCAGACTGAATTAGACGCACTTAAAGAAGCTGCAAAAGGTAACGAGGGACTGACTCAACAACTTGCAGATTTACAAAGTAAATTTGATGCTGCCAAATCTGATTCTGAAACAAAACTTGCAGAGCAGCAGAAAGATTTTGCTATCAAGTTAGCTTTAAAAGAAGCAAATGCGCTTGATGAAGAAATTGTGCTTGGTCAACTAGACAAAGACACTATTAAAGTTGTCGACGGTAAATTACAAGGTTTTGAAGAACAATTAAAAGGACTTCAAGAAAGTAAATCATTCTTATTTCAAGAAGCAAAAGACCCTGAACCAACTCCGCCGACACCAACGATTGTTCCCTCTGGAAATCCTGCGGGTAGTACAGTAGGCGGAAAAAGTATTGTACAAAAAATTCAAGAAAGATTAGGTGAATAAATATGGCTTTAGTATTAGACTCAAAAGATTTAGCAACCATTGACAAAGAATTTAGAGCTGACTCTCAAGTGTGGGATGTCTTAATTCAAGGTGTAAAAAGTATCACTGCAGCTGACTTTGTTGGCGCAAACGAAGTACGTATCAACAAAATGTCAGGATTCGTTGATGCGACACAATATCAACGGAACGGAGAAAACGCTCGTAATCAAATTAGTATTGAAAAAGAAACAATTAGATTAACTCACGAAGATTGGCTTGGGTATGACGTAGATCAACTCGATCAATCTGAAAGTGCTGCACTAACTATTAACAATATTGTAACTGAACACAAACGTTTAATCACTGTTCCACATAGAGATAAAGTTGCTGTTCAAGTAATGTATGACAATGCCGGTAAAAAAGTGAACGAAACTTTAACCGAAGACAATATTCTAGCTGCATATGATGCCGCTGAAGAATATATGACTGACAATGAAGTTCCTGGTGGCTACGTAATGTTTGTATCAGCAGCTACTTATCGTTTATTAAAAAATGCCAAAGGTGTTAGCAAAACATTCACGACAAACCAAATGTCTATTAATGGAATTGATAGAACAGTAGCTCAGATTGATGGGGGTGTCCCTATTCTAAAAGTAGCGAAAGATCGTTTTTCTGGAATAACTATTGAAGACACACTTAACTTCATTATCGTTCCACTAACTGCAGTGGCGCCTATTGTTAAGTTTGGTACAGTCGACACAGTGCCAGCATCACAAGATCGAAGCGGCTATCGAGATACGATTAAAGGTTTAGATTACTATGATGCTATCGTATTCGACAACGCTAAAAAAGCTATCTATGTTTCTTACGTCCCAAAAGCGTAGCCCCTTCAAGTGTTACGTTAAATAAAACAACTCTAACGCTTGAAGTAGGGGCTACAGAAACATTGGTGGCTACGGTTTTACCAGAAGAAGCTACAGATAAAACAGTAACTTTTAGTTCTAGTGATGCATCTATCGCAAGTGTGACGCTAAAACAAGGTAAAGCGGCAGGTGTTGCCAAAGGAACAGCAACGATTACTGCAACAACAGTAAATGGTAAAACAGCAACTTGTGAAGTTACTGTAATAGAAGGAGGAGGGGCATAGCTCCCTCTTTTTTTTATAAGGAGGGATATTATATGCCTTATATTGAATTTGAAGAATTCAAAAATCTTACTGGGAAGACAGATGATTTTAAAGCTATTTTCGAAAAGCATTTATTAAAAGCATCTGCTGTTCTAGATAGCATTACTAACTATTTTTATCAATTTAATAAAATTGAAGAAGACCCAATTGGTTTTCGTGTAAAACAATTCAAATTAGCTCTGTGCTCTCAAATAATCTACTTTGATGAAGTTGGAGCGGATACTTATGAAAGTATTAATAAAACTCCACAAAGCTTCTCGGCTGGTAGAACGAGTATCTCTAATAAATCATCAGAAGACGGCAGGAAGAAGTCTTTAGTAGCTGAAGATGTATACATCTATCTTGAAGGTACAGGACTTTTATATCGAGGTGTTCCGTCATGGTAATGCCAAAACCACCAAAAGAATTTTTGGTAGATTCTTTTATTTATCGAGAATATTTAGGAGAAGGGGACTATAACAAACCTGTTTATGGAGATTATGTAACTATAGAAAATTGTCGGATTGACCGAGGAAGTCAGTATTCCTTTTCGCCAAGCGGCAAGCAGTTGCTCTATAATGCAGTAATTTTTTGTTATAACACTTTAACTACTCCTTTACCGAATTTCAAAGAACAATCATTAGTTATTTATGATGGTAAAGAACATGTCATTACTAAGATCGATACAATTACAGAAGCGTATTCAGATGCTATCTATTCATACGAATTAGAGGTGATTTGATGGGTATTAAAGTTAATCTTGATGGAGTTAGAGCTAAAGTCAGCCCGCAGGCTATGAAGCGAGGAAGATACGCATTAGCCAACCAAGCAATGGCTGACATGAACTCATTTGTACCTAAAAAGAATAATATCCTTCGCCAAAGTGCGCACATCAAAAGTGACGGCAGCGCTATTCTGTATGAAACGAAATACGCAAGGAGACAGTTCTATCTAAATGGAAAAAAATATACTACTCCAGGAACAGGTCCAAGATGGGATCTTAAAGCAAAATCACTGTATATGCCTTCTTGGAAAAAAGCGTATCTGAAAGGAGCTGGTATCCAATAATGGATTTTATCGATCGGATAAAAGATAAGATTAATAGTATTCCAGAACTGCCGTTAAAAATGAAAAAAGGCTATCTTTCTGCTGACGAAAGCTTAGTAATTTACCCATTACCAGGCGGACAAAATCTTGTGGAATACTATGACGGTATTAAAGATGTACAACTAAATTTTGAAATTGCGATGAAGTCAAAAGATGGTCATAGAATTGAGCAAACGCTTTGGCTTATCTCTGATTCGTTAGAGCGTGTGTCAGACGTTGCTAGCTCTGATGGATCTTTTGAATTTAACAATTTAACTATAACGAGCAAACCTTTCATCAATGATGCTGATGAACAAGGTTGGTTCGTTTTTTTATTAGATTTTCAAACAAAATTAACCACATTTGAGGGGGAAAATAAATGAGACGCAAAAATGCCTTACAAAGCTATTTTATTCAATTAATTACAACTACTAATGCTGATACACCAAGCGAAGACGGCTGGTTGGAGTTAGCAAAGTGGATTTCCAATGTTGATGATAATTCGAACGAAGAATCTGAAACTACTGGCTACTATGATGGGAACGGCGAAGGGGAGACAGACGTTACTTCTCATCAGTTAGGTTATTCATTTACAGGTTTATACGATGAAGATGATGCTGCGATGGCGGCTATTGAGGCCATGATTGGAAAATCAGGAGATGCTCGGAAAGTGTGGTTCAAAGTAGTATCTGCATCTGGTAAAAAACAACGTATTGGTAAAGCAACAGTAACAGAGCCAGTTGCTCAGGTCGGCGATGCTACTGCATACGGTGATTTTTCATGCGGTATCGCATTTGATAGCACACCAGAAGCAAAAGACGTCCCTGTTGCACCCTAATGCACCCCAGAACGTAACTGGGGTTTTGAATGATGGATCGATTTCTCTTTCTTGGGATGCCGTACCAAAAGCACAGGCCTATGTTATACACTATAGCAATGCTAATCAATCTGATCCTCATGATGCAACAATGATGGGATATTCGGAAAAAACCTCATGGACGTTAGCGGCTGAAGATGTTCCGACATTAGAGCCAGGAAATAAAATTTATCTGTATGTTCAAGCGTATAACGTTTTAGGAAAAGGAAAAGGAAAAGATGAAATCGAAAAAGCGCGATATTTACACGATGGTCCATTCATAGGTTCTGCTTGGTCCAGATCAGTAGTATTAATCAAAAAATAAGCCGAAATGTCCGTCTGGGCAGCTTTTTTAGGAGGATAACATGACTAACAAATTATCATTTCAAATAGAGAAAAAAGGTTTTCCTATCAATATTGGAGAAGTAGAGTTCTTTTTCGGTACTACTTCAGAAGAACTGACACGTTTTTTTGATGTTCAGGCTGAATTTGAGGAACAGGTAAGGGAGCTTAAACAGCAACTTAAACAAATCGAGAATATCGAGCAGCCTGAAAAAGAAGACGCTATTAAGATTATTTCTCTAACGAAAGATTTAGCTAAGGTGGAATATGATTCGTTGCTTGGTGAAGGATCATTTGAAAAAATTTATTCTATTTATCCTGATGCAGAACAATTAATAGAATTATTTGATCCAATTTCTTTTGAAGTTGCGGAAGCAATTGAAAAAGAAGCCTTGAAACGTAAAGATACTCTTTCTAAGAAGAAAGCTGATTTATTGAAAAAGAAAGCATTGAAAAATAAGAAAAAGAAGTAGGTGATTAAATGCGGTTAAATGACCCGTTAGTCACTTCGATAGAGTTTGATGGCACAGAATTACCTATCGATTTAACATTTGATAATGTACTAGATGTTTTTGATATTTTGGAAGATAGTGATTTGTTTCCAGAAGAAAAAGTGAATATGTGTTTAGAACTGTTGATCAGTGACTTTGAAAAAATATTTCAAGGCTCGTCTGAACAACAGTTTTTATTATTCAACTATATTTTAGAAAATTATATTTCTGTTGGCGGTAGTGAGGGTATTGAAACTGACCGTTTAGGCAATCCTATGCCAAATGCAGTTAAGGAAAAAAGAACCATCAGCCTAGTTCATGATGCTAAATACATCTATGCATCATTCAGACAAATTGGCATCAATCTATTTGAAGAGCAAGGACGGATGATGTGGGAGGAATTCCAAGCGCTGCTTGAGAGTTTGCCAGATGACACCATTCTTGCTCGAATCATGCAGATTAGGACATGGGAACCAAGCAAAGGAGAATCAGCTAAAGAAAAAGAACGCATGAGAAAGCTACAACAAAAATATGCATTGCCTGATTCGGAGGTAGGTGAAGACGATGGCTGATGGACAGGTTGTAATTGATGTAGACGTTAATGGTAAAGATGTGACAGGTTTAAATAAGCAACTTAATCAATTAGAAGGTAGTAGTGATAAAGCTGGATTTTCCATAAAAAACTTAGTTGTTTCAATGGGGCTAGTAAAAGTTGCTTCTGCAGCAATCAGTACTTCTGTCAATGCTATTAAAGGTGCATTTTCAAATGCTATTTCAGAAGGCGCAAAACTAGAACAATCCATTGGTGGAGTCGAAACTTTATTTAAAGAGAATGCAGGTATCGTCAAAAATTATGCAAATCAAGCTTTCAAAACTGCTGGGGTTTCAGCGAACGAGTATATGGAAAACGTGACATCATTTTCAGCAAGTTTGATTAGTAGCCTTGGTGGTGACACAAAAAAAGCTGCCGAATTAGCCAATACTGCTATGATCGATATGTCAGATAATGCTAATAAAATGGGTACTGATATGGAAGCAGTTACGCAAACATATCAATCACTTGCTCGTGGAAACTACGCTATGTTAGATAATCTAAAATTAGGCTATGGCGGAACGAAGTCTGAAATGGAACGTTTGATGAAAGATGCAGAAAAATTAACTGGAGAGCATTATACAATTGGCGATTTTGCTGATACGGTCAAAGCGATTCACGCAGTGCAAGAAAATTTAGGGATTACAGGTACTACAGCCAAAGAGGCTGCGACTACGATAAGCGGATCGTTCGCTTCGATGAAAGCAGCAATGCAAAATGTTCTTGGAAAGATGGCAATAGGGGAAGACATCAAAGACGAATTAAATGAACTTGCTACAACAACTTCAATTTTTTTGTTTGGAAACTTTATTCCGATGGTTGGCAATATTTTAAAGGCTCTTCCTGAGGCAATTGTCACTTTTATTAAAGCGGCGATACCCCACGTTAAAGCAGCATTTGGTGAATTACTTTCTTCGATTAGTAGTAATTTTCCTATCTTGGGACAATTGTTTGATTTCATTAGTAAAAACGCACAAGCATTTAAACTGTTTGCTTCTGTAATTGTAGGCGCCATTGCAGGTTTTATGGCATTTAAAGGAGCAATCAGTATTTTTAATTCCGTAAAAGTAGCGATTACAGGTGTGAAAGCTGCGTTTACGGCAATGAAAGTCGCGCTTCTTGCGAATCCATTCGGTCTTATTTTAGCAGCAGTAGGTGCTTTGACAGCTGGATTAATATATCTGTACAAAACTAATGATAATGTGCGCAACAGTATCAACAACTTAATTGGCAAAGCAAAAGAAATGCTAAATAACTTTATCAAATCTGAATCAGTATCAAAACTATTTGCTGATGGATTAAAATTGATTTCTAGCATCGGAGATAAAGTCGCTTCTATTATCGGAAATATTGGAAAAAATGCTACAAATTCAGCAAGTTCTATAGATTGGTTTGGTATAGCGTTTAAAACAATTAAAGCTGTTATTTTAGCTCTGTTAGGACCAATTGGATTGGCGATAAAAGCCTTTGAATTAATTGCTAAAACTTTAGGTGGCGGTGATATTGGAAAAGGGATAGACACTATCATGGATTCTTTCTCTGGTTTAGCTGACGGTATCAAAACATATGGCCCGCAACTTGGTTCGAATTTCGGTACAGCTTTAGAGGGCATTCTAACAGCCATAGGTGCAGCTTTGCCGGGAATTATTTCTGGTGGATTGCAGGTAGTTGCTGGGTTTATTTCTGGACTTGCTCAAGGATTTCCTCAGCTTGCAGTTGCTGCAGCACAATTGATTACTTCCTTCACAGCAGCTGTTGTACTATTGATCCCGACTATCGTTTTGGCGGCAACATCAATTATCACATCGTTCCTTGGAGCCATAACTGTGGCACTTCCGCAGATCATCGCTGCAGGCGCTGGACTGATAAATGCTTTGTTACAAGGAATTACACAGCAGTTACCAACGTTGGTTGGAAATATGGCTCTGTTGATTACCACGTGGCTAATTTCTTTAAACGCCTATATGCCAATGATTATGCAAGCAGGGTTTAATCTGCTGATCACATTCTTACAAGGGATTGCGAATAATATCGGTCAGGTAACGCAAAAAGCTTTAGATATTGTTATCAATTTTGCTCAAGTGATTGCACAAAATATGCCTACCATTGTAAACACAGCGGTTAACTTGATGGTCAATTTCGTGAATTCATTAGCTTCAAGAATGCCAGATATCGTGAAATCTGCTGTTAATTTAATCGTCAATTTTGTTAATGGAATTGCTTCGAATTTGCAAGCAATCATAAATGCAGCTGTTAATTTAATTGTTGCATTTTTACGAGGGATAGCTAGCCGTATCAACACTATTGTCAATGCAGCGATGGATTTAGTCGATGCTATGGTTCGTGGTATCATCCAGGCTCAAGGTCGTTTGATGGATGCAGCAATTACATTAATTAATGGTTTTGCCAATAACATCCGAAGTCGACAAGAAGAAGTTCGAGGTGCTGCGTTAAATTTATTGGATGCTATTATTGGCGTTTTTGTGCCTGACAGTTTATACAGTACAGGGAAAAATATCATACAAGGATTAATTAATGGTATCGGCTCAATGGTAGGAGCAGTTACTGCTAAAATTTCCGAAGTAGCTGGAAATATCAAAGACAAAATTACTGGCGCATTAGGTATTCACTCTCCATCTCGATGGATGCGAGATTACGTGGGTAAATTTATCCCTCAAGGTATTGCGGTAGGTATTGAAGCAGATGCAAAATCAGCATACTCTGCTATGAATAAACTTTCTAATGGATTGATGAATTCCATCACGCCAGAATCAGCACTTGGCACTTCGAGGATGGGAATGGCATCTGTTGGATCACGGATTGTTAATAATACCTACAACAATCAGAAGCAACTTGATGTTGAAAAGCTTGCACAAGTAATTGCAAAACATCCAGTACGGGTCTCAAGTTATTTAGATGGAACTTTAGTAGGCGATAATATGGATCAACGTTTTGGAAAAGTATTAAATCGTAGATCGTACATGAGAGGAGAATAGTTTAATGAACGAGAAAACTCGTGTATATCTTGAATTTTCTGATGAAGTTGTCGAATTGACAAATAATTTTTATCTGAGATTGATTGACATTGATATAGGCATGCCAGTGGCAAAAAATGAGTTTGTTGAATTTTCTGGCACGAATGGAAAGCGTCTTTCGAACAGCTCGTTTGACGCTTTTCCTATTACTCTCTCATTTGATATTCGAAGCAGAGAGCAATCGATGTTTGACTTAGTTTTACAAAAGACGGAACTCCGCGAATTGTTTACTAGAGAACCGGAATTTTATCTAATTTACAGCAAAGAGCCAGGTAAAAAATATCGAGTAGTTTATGATTCTATTGACGACGAAAGAAAAGGCACAATTTACACAAGATATACTGTAAATCTGGGAGCTATCAGAGGATATTCTGAATCAATCGCAACTACTTTAACGGATTTCAATCTAGAGGAAGAATGGCAATTCTCGCAAGGTCTAGTGGCGGAAGATTACAAGTATACGCATCAGACTAGTCACTTCATTATTTACAATGCCGGAAGCTTTGAAATTGATCCACGTGAACATTATCTGCGGATCGTATTAGAAGGAGAATCAGAAGGAAATGTGACGATTTTCAATAAAACAACTGGCGATCGATTTATTTACTATCCATCACTTTCTACGAATCTCGGACAGACATTAGTCTTGGATGGCGTGATTCCAAAATTGAACGGTGTAAGTTGTGGAATCAATACGAATCACGGTCTGATCAATTTGGTTGAGGGAGTCAATGAAATCGAGATCCAAAATATTACTCGCGTGAAATCTTCATGGGATTTCCGTTTCTTATATAAGTAGGTGATTGAGTGACTGAGTTAATTATTCGAAATTATGAACAAACCAAAGAAGAAATCCTTGTCGGTTATGACAAGGGTTCTTTTTATGAAAACTGGCAACAAAATGAAACGTGGGAGATTGGCTTTACCGTTACCAGCAATTCGTTGAATCAAGAAGTATTTGATTTAGTCGAATACGAGTCTTCTGTTTTCTACAACGGACAGGAATTTGTGATCAAAGAAATGACTCGCAAAGCACTTGGACAATTGCTGACGAAACAAGTAGTTGCGACACATATCTATTACACCGTTCAAGATGGTTATCAGTACAACACAGTGACAGGTGCGAAATCTATTAGCCAGTTACTCACGCATGTATTTAGTGCAGGGAGTCGCGGCTTTACATGGGAAGTCATTGATCCAAACAAAAAATTCCTTACCGTTGAACAAGAAAATTTCGGTAACGCGAATTACTTGAAGCTGATCAATGAGATTCTATCTGACTATAATGCAGTCGTGATTCCGAATAATAAACATCTAACTTTCTATCCTGCCAGTGAGTACGGCCAGCAGACGGAAGAACAGATTCGCTATAAATACAATACAGATGAAGTGTCGTTTGATATTGATACGTATTCCTTGAAGACGCAGATCAAAGGCTATGGAAAATTGAAGGATGGTGCAAATACTGAGAATCCTAAAGATAGTGACTATATATTTACTCCCATCACTTATACAAGCCCTGAATCACAGAAGTGGGGAATCAGGATACAAGATCCTGTTAAAGACGAACGGTATACCGTATCAGGGAACATGCTCGAGCGGTTAAAGACAGACTTGCAAGACTATCCAAATATTTCGGGATCCGTAACCTTGAAATGGAAAATCAGTCCCAACAAAGGCGATCACGTCCCATTCATTTATGAACCTTTGAATATTAATACGTACATTCAAGTGGTAGGAATCAAGACGTATCCAGCGATACCAAATAAGCCACCAGAAATCACATTGAGCAACACAAAGAAAACAATGACGTCGATACTCGCTGAAATGGCGAAGAAAGGAGTGATTTGATGGGGTTATTAAAATTAATCAGTAACCGTATCTCTACGGAATGGAAAGAGAAATTTAATAAAAACATTGACTACCTTAATGATCTTGAAAAGAAACTGTCTGATCAAGACAAATCAATGAACAGTCGTATTGATAATCTCGTGCTTCATTCAGGTGGCGAATCGCCGAATGAAGTGGTTGATGCTCGTGTAAATAATAAGGGAGAAACCTTTCCTACTTTACACGGCAGATTGGTAGAACACGAAACCCTGACAGATGAACAAATTAGCGAACTGAATACAAACATGGATAGTCAAAAAGAGCAAGTTCAACAATTGAACAAGTCTGTTCAACAAATTATTGGTGGATACAATGAGCCAATTAACATCTATGTTTCTAAAGATGGTAGTGATATTTTGGGTGATGGATCAGAAGAAAAGCCCTTCTTAACCATTCAAACAGCCGTAAATAATGTTCCTCTAATTACAACGTCTCAAATTACTATTTGGGTAGGTAGTGGGGCTTACTTAGAAGATATTATGATTAGAAATTTAAATTTTACATCATTTTTAATTCGTCCACTCGATAACTTTGATACTATTGATACATCAACATCAGATTTACCTGTTAAAATACGATCCATTTGTTTCACTGCTTGCAAAGGTTATTGTCAAGTTGCTGGAATGCAAATTGTGGATACAGCAAACGGAGCAGACTATGGAATCAGAAATGAGCAAAGTGGCTATATGGCAATCAATAGATGTAAATTCGCAGAGAACACAAAATCACTTTCAAGATATAATGCAGTTTATGTCGGCGGAACATCAAAAATTAATATGTATGGAAATACAACGTTTAATAATCAGAAAGTAGCAATTTATGCTGTCTTGATGGGTGAAATTATTGTTAGTGCATTTGGATCAGGGAATGATATAGGAATTTTATGTGAGAACGGAACTGCTAGAGGAACTGTATCACCTTCTTTTGCCACAACCCCAACAAAAGCTATTGGGAACGGCCTTATCATTACTAAAGGGACGGTGTTGCAATAATGGTGTACAAAACAAATGAGTCGATCATTGTAATTCAAGCAGAAGCCACTAGTCCAAACAGGACGAATGTTGTTTTTTGGTCGCATGATCGAGGAACAGCTAAGCTTCGAATGAAGTTAGTTCGGAAAAACGGCATTCCTCAAAGTCTCCCAGAAGGAACAACTGTTCCAATTCGTCTGATGTTCAAATCTGCAACGGCAGAAGGTGGTTATGGTAAACATGACTATCTAGCTACGGTAGAAGATCCTGTGAATGGGATTGTTTCTATTGTGTTAGAGGATAATATACTGGGATACGTAGGCACCGTAGAAGGTAGCGTATATATTGATTTTCCAAACGACCGCTCGTTAGATACAGCTGGTCGTTTTACTTTTTATATCAAACGCAGTCCAATTGATGATAGTACGCCAGAGCTGGAAGATTATTATTTCAATGGTTTCAGTCAGACCATTGATAAAATCGAAAAAATTCTAGCTGATGGAAAGCTAGAGATTGAACAGAAAATTGTGGAATCTGAAACGCAGATTGATGCGAAATTAAAAGACACAAACGACAAAATCACGAAAGCCAATCAAGATGTCGCAACTCTCAATACTAATATTGATAAGGCGAATGACCGTATTAATCAAACCAATCAAGAGATCGGCGCCCTCGGCAAGCTGAAAAAAATGTACAGTAACAGCATTGATTTCGGGGGCTATGATTATTCGGGGAATCCGAACCTTAGCGCTAAACTTAATGCTTCAAGTTTTTCTTTAGGTACTGGCGCAACAGTCGCGGATGATAATGATGAGATTGTGTTTACCTTAGATGGCACAAATCAACTATCGAAGTACGCTAGCAAAGCGCAAGTGCCGGTAGCAGAAGGGAAACAATATACGATTAGTTGTGAAATTATGTTAGAAGATGGGTTCACTGGCGACCCTTCAGGAATACGTCTGCAACACGCATATTTGCCAGGCGGGGTTGTTGTTTTACAGACAGAGACAGTACCTAAAAATGAATTGAATACGTGGCAGACGCTTATCGGAACGCGAACGGTAAAATACACCTCTGACGTACCAAATGAATGGTACCCTTTGTTTAGAGACATCCGAACACTTAAACCGACCGGTAAAGTTAGACTAAGAAAAATTAAGATTGAAGAAGGCTCAACAGCCACCCCATATCAGCCAAACTTACTTGATGACCCTTACTGGCTAGGTAAAGCGCCTTTGGGTGAGAATATTGCTAATAAGTCTGTTACGTTTCCAATCAAATCTAGCGCCTACAGCCTATACCAAGCTAACATGGAAGAAGAATTTGTTTTAGGTCAAACCTATACAATTACCATGAAGGCAACCAAACCACCTATCCAAACGTTCATTGTTTACAACGAGGATAGTGGAGATTATAGATATGGTAACTTAGAGCCAGTAGAAGGGTTAGTTGATACATGGGGTCTGACTTTTACACCGCAGAAGGTTGGAGTTAACTACCCCAAACGGTTAACTATTATCCAGTATCCCCAATCAACAACAGGTGCATGTCAAATTGACTGGCTCAAGATCGAAAAAGGCGACACACGAACCCCGAATATTAGTCAGTTTAAATACTTTGGTGAAGGCTTGAAAGACAGTAACAATCCCAATGATTACAGTTGGGATGTCACACCTGAATATACTGAAAAAGGCTTGAATGATGCTGTTAATGTGTATGATCCTCAGAGAGTTGAAGGTTTGAAAAACTTTGCCGATGGTATTCAAATAGCAGGAGATAAAGTGATCAGTGAAAATGATTGCACTGTTTATACATTAACTAAAGACAACAGTCAATCGTTTATCGATGGGTATGTAACATTTATTAAACACGGAAAAGAAGTTATTGTAAATGGTACAGTAAAGTTCAAAAAAGCTTATGCTTTTGGTGTACCACTTGATGATGAAGTCCCAGATGAATTTATTGCAAGAATTGTTCATGGCATGCTTACAGGTCAGTCAGGAACAAATAGTGTATCAAAAGCGATGTACGTGCAAAAAGACTTAGGAAAAATTATGACGAATAGCGAATTTGCCGCAAATGAATGGTTTACATTCCACGGTAATTATTGGGTAGGAGTGAAATAAATGAAAAACATTTGGAAATACGGACGTACTGGTGGAGAGTACGCAGGAAAAGTATTGGACGACATGCTTGTATCCGTTCCTTACACGGATCAGCCACCGCTTGAAGGGATTCGTGCTGATGGCGAACCGCTAACGATTGCTGATCAGATGTTTGATCCTAAATTGAACCAATGGATTGTTTTAGCGAACGCACTAGATCACAACGATTTAAACAATCTCAAAGCGATGTACGAGGCTCTGGAACATGAAAACGACAACCTAAAACAGCTCAACGCCAAACTCATGCTAAATGACGTAGCAATTAAACAGGAAAATACTGCATTGAAAGAAAAAGCTGACAGTTTAGCACAAATCAATTCAAAGACAATGCTTGCTTCGCTTCAAAACAGCAAGGATATTGCAGAAATTAAAAAGCAATTAAATCCAGAATCAGAAGGAGGTGAGTAGTATGTTTAGTTTTAGCGATGTGAAAATGATGTTTGACTGGGGCTGTTTTACAGAAGAACAGGTTCGTGAGTTTGTGCCATTGTGCATTACAGACGAAGAAGCAGATAAAATCATTAGCAAAGAAGAGAGCGCATCTTAATTGATGTGCTTTTTATTTTGATTCAAGGAGTTGTCACATGATTAATTTAGGGGAATGGGGAGCGATAGCAGGATCAATAACCGCTATCGTTTCTTTGATTTTATTAGTAATAAAACCAATTACTGCATCTTTCTCGAAGATTACTGAGACTCTTTCAAAAGTAAGTCACAATTTAGATTTGCTGACTAAAGATTTAGAATCGAGCAAATCAGATCGATTGATGATTCATGAAGAACTAAAGAAACACGATGAAAGATTAGATACACATACAGAAAAATTGGTGGAACACACGCAACAAATCAAAACTTTGTTTAGGGAGAGAAGAAAATGAATAATAAAACGTTCGAAGTACTAAAATGGTTCGCACTGGTAATTATTCCCGCACTAGCTACTTTCGTGGGGTTAGTTGGTAAAGCGCTCAATTGGCAGTACACAGATATCTGTGTTGTCATCATTACTGGTTTTGGCGCGTTTTTAGGGAGTGTGTTGGGTGTATCAAATCGAACCTACAAAATGTTCTCGGCTGAAAGCGAAGAAGGAGGAAACAAATGAAAAAGAAAATTACTATTACTGCGATGAGCCTGTTAACGGCTCTTTTTTTATTACCCATTAATACGTTTGCTTATACTATTAATGACGAGTATAATTTAGCGCCGAATCAAGGAGACTCCAGATTAGCAATTCCTAACAAAATTATTTTGCACGAAACTGGAATAGATGCACCAGCAAGAAACGTAGCCGCCAACATGAAAAATAATTATAACGGAAGCAATCCTTATACTACAGATGTTATTGGTGACGGTGGGATTGTTTACCGTGTGGGTGAGCAAGGATATGTTTCGTGGGGAGCTGGTAACGCTAATCCTTATGCGCCTGTACAGATTGAATTACAGCGCACATATGATAAAGCATTGTTTGAAAAAAACTATCGAGCTTATATTGAATATACAAGAGATAGTGCAAAAAAATATGGAATTCCATTGACTCTTGATCAAGGAACTTCTTTATTTACAAAAGGAATCATTTCTCATTTGTGGGTGACAAATTATGTTTGGGGGAACCACACAGATCCATATGGTTACTTATCGCAAATGGGAGTTAGCAAAGAAAAGCTTGCTTATGATTTAGCTCATGGATTTACCGATGAAAATCCAACTACTTCAGATGATAAACCAGTCATTGATCCAACTAGAGCAGGTGCAGCAAATCCTACGCTGACAGATGGAACAAATCACGCCCACATTGATCAGCTTGGGGAAATCGAAAATGCAAATTTGCATGTAGCTGGATGGCACATTGCTAACTATAAATACGAGTATATCTTCATTATGGATTACAATACTGGGAAAGAATTAGCTAGAGTAAAAGCTGATGGGATTTATAGACCAGACGTAAATCAAGCTTATGGGACATGTGGGAATGTTGGCTATCACGTATCTTTCAACATGCGTAATTTCCCTAATAAGAAAGTATACGTTATGATGCGGGCAACTAATGATCCAGAAGGAAACACTAAAGGTGGAGCGCAAGATTTTCACGATAAACGGTGGTATTTAAATATTCCGCAACGATAAAAAAAGCCCCTCAAAAAATTAATTGAGGGGCATTACATATATTATTCAGATTGGGAAATTAGATTTAAAATAGCCAAATCACTTTGAACTTTTTGTGTTAGTCCTTGATACGCAAAACTAGAACGATCTAGTGAAGAACTAGAATAGCGGATAGTTTCCGTTTTAATCTTATTGTTTTCTCTAAACGTAACTACTAGTTGCATACTTTTTACTTTATCTTTAGTTTTCTTTTTACCAGTAACTCCGCCTACAACAGCACCAACACCACCGAATAAAGCTCCGCCTACAACAGCTTTTCCAATTGATGAACCGCCTTTTGTTAAACTATAATCATCTTCTTTATACTCAAAAGATAATAAACAATCTTGCGGGTAAACCACTTTTTTCTTCTTCTTAAAACTCCATTGATGTGTTTTTTCATTAAAAATAAAATTGTCACTTTCAACAGGCGAGTAATTTTTTAACTCTTTTTTTAATTTGCTTTTTTCAATACGTTCAGGATCATTTTTCCATTCTTGAAATGAGTCAATGCCTTTTTCTGTAGCTTGCTTACTTACATTTAAAGCTTGTTTACCAATTTTTTTCCAATCGACCATATATTTCATCTCTTTTCGATATGATATAATTCTATAAATACATAATACCAACAAGGAAAAGATTTGTGTAGATAAATCTAGTTTTTCATTAATTGTGCCATAATAAATTAGCCATCACAACATAAAGAATGAAATCCCATTATTGTCTAGTCTATCCATTCTTTAGATTTGCAGTAGTTGTGATGGCTTCTCGTACCCTTAGCTCAGTTGGTTAGAGCAGACGGCTCATAACCGTCCGGTCGTAGGTTCGAGTCCTACAGGGTACATATAGTAATTAAGTTAGTTCTGTGCTAGAATTTTTTTGAAGGATATCATACAAATCAATGTTTATTTTTCATTGCTACTCTTTTGAGTAGCTTTTTTGCTTGTGCCAAATTATGTGCCAAAAAAAATTTCAACACATACAAGATATATAGAGAGATTTCTGAAATAACCGTATTTTTTCAAACGTATAACAACGTATTTTAAATGTATTTCCCTATAGCTGGCATTAAAAGAGAAGACAGATATATCAAGGATTTTTAATCCATTGATACATCTGTCTTTTTGTTTAAAGGAAATAAAGTATGCTTTCTTAGCAATAGAGCATGTATTATTTCTATAAAAATTTAGGAGAATAAAACGACTAGCAATATAGCTGTGAAATCAAATATCACATGAACTGCCCAACTTGTAATGATCGAGTTGCTTTTAATGGCAGCTTGGTTGAATAACAATCTTGCCACCCCTTGTATCAAAAGGATGTGTGCTACAGTGTGTAAAATATTTCCATTATCATAAGTACTGTAATGGATAAATCCAAAGATGATTGCTGACAAGAAACTAGCGACAGGAATGCTGAACTTACTAGAAAAAATAGCGAGAAAATACACTGAGAACAATTCTTCTCCAAGTATCATGATAGGCAAAATAATAAATAATAACGGGCTGAAAGCCTCATTTATTGGATTGCCTGTTAAACCCCATTTCAAAATTTGTTGCAAAAATACCGAGACTGCGGCACTGATTACTACATTGATAAAAAAATATTTGGCTATATTTTTGACAGGAGCGACAGGTTTCGAGAACATTTTTTTCGTATCTTTTTTACCAAAAACAAGTGTAAATGCTATAAATCCAGTGATAGTTAAAGAAAAAATGCTAATAATGGATGGCGCAAATAGCAACCCTAACAAACCGAGTACAACGACAATAGTGCCCAATATCCCTTTTTTAAGTTCTATTTTTTTTCCTAAAATGTTATTCAT